TTGTAGGTAAGCACAATCATTTCCGCATCGGGGTCGTTGACCAATTCACTATCAACCCAAAATTCCGCCACTGGGTTGTAATCCAAATAAATAAACTTACGGGTACGAATCGCCATTTGGTAATATGATTCCCAATCTATGTTGTTGCACTCGTTTACAAATAGAACATCACGCCTTGCACCCCTCAACTTTTGTGGTTGGTCTGCGGAAAAGAATTCAATGTATGAATCGTTGGAAAAGGTGTATGTCAATGATGATTTGTTCCATTTGTTGGCATCGTACATTCCAACCATGTCCATAATTTTAAGAAAATCACGGATTGCACCCCTTCGCAAATGCGGGATGGTTTCCGATACAACCGATATTTCACACTTGGCGTTTTGCACCGCGTATGTGATAAGCATTGGAATAATGGAAAAGGTTTTTGAACTTGATGTTCCACCCCTCACAATGCGTATCCGTTTACGGAGTTTCGCTATCTTGATTTGTGCCGTTGTTTGTTGCAACATCTAAATTGATTCCGTTAAAAATTGGCTTTTCCGTTGTAACATCAATTTGTTGGGTAGGCATTCCAAACCCCGAATCCATCAATTGTTTGTATGCACCCACATCCCCTTTCCTTGCCTTGTGTATCATTGCAAGGGTTATCAAATCTTCTTGAGATAGTTTTTCCAATTCCCCCGTGATGGGGTTTTTGGTGTCTTGCATTACCTCCAACCATTTACGGGCTATGGTGCTTCGGTTCTTTGTACCTTTCGGTTTTCCGTTGGGGTTTCTTATCTCCCCAGGTTGTACGGGTTTCAAATAATCTTTATTTGCCATAATTACATATCATTTACATATCATTCTTCGGGTGTCAATGGTATTGGCATCCAATACAAAACATTCAATCTTTGGTTGGTGTGGTAACAATGCCATTCACCATCAAAGTACACGGCCACAAATGGCATCATTCGGTTTCCAATTGCCAATACGGGGATTTCCTCAACGGGTAAAATTCTTTCGGGGGTTCTCCATGCTTTCATAATTGTCCTTCGTCTGCAAAACTATAATAACTTTCTTCTGTCAATATAATATGATCCAATAATTTAATATCCAAAAATCCTGCTCCTTCTTTTATTTTTTTTGTAATTACTTTGTCCGCTTCACTGGGTGTTAAATTCCCCGATGGATGATTGTGGCACATAATAAACGATGTTGCTAATACATCCAACGCTTTTTTTACTATCAATCTTGGATCAGCAACAGTCCCTTGCAAACCTCCTTGACTAACTTTGTACCATCCAATTGTTGTGTTTGAAGCATTTAAGTAAATCACAAAAAATGATTCATAAATTCCAATACTGTCATCCCATATTTCACGGAAAAAATCCGCACTATTTTGTGAGTTGGCAATTTTGGCTTTTTTAATTTGATCTCTTTTGAGTTCTACCTTTAATTCTGGGCATTGTGATTTGTATTTTGTCATTGTCATACCACAAATATATATTTTAATTTCAAAATATCAAAAGGTTTTTGAGAATTTTATTTTTCTATTATCTTTGTGTCAGTTACAAGCGGGGTTAGTGTAGTGGTAACACACTTGACATCCAGTTGAGAATTGGCGTTCGATTCGACCACCCCGCTCAATTTCTTTGGATAAGGTTTTGATAATTCTTTGCAGACATCAATTAAGTTTTTGCTTAACGGATATACATATTTGTGTTTACCCGCTTTTTTTCTTTTTGGCAATGTTTTAAAATCAACATCCCAATTATATCTTCCTCTATCGTGTTTCCAAACACCATTCAAAAAATACTCCGTTCCACTGCTTACAATATTTTCAATATACACCCAATTAGTTGCTTGGTAAATTGTCCCATTATGATTTTGCCCTTTGTCGGCGTAACTAAATAACATTTTTACAGTTGGGCATTGTTTTTTAATTAACTTAATGGCAATTGATAAAACTTTACTTGTTGACGATTGCTTACCATTTAATGCCATTCTATTTAATTCCAAGTATTGACCACTTCTTAAATTAAATTTAGTTGGCATATTTACAGATGCACCACCTCCAAATAAAACTACCCCACACCATTCTTTATTATCATTAAAAACGGAATAACCTATTGAATAGGTTGGAACCGCTTTTGCATAATGAAAGTTTAAACAAGCAAATTTAATTGCTTTATACGATGCTCTTTCTAATTTCATATTTCACCCGCAGATACTGAAAAAAACGCTTTGGGATATTTTCGGTCAATCAATTCTTGAATATCAATTTCCGCTTGTTGCAATTGTTCTACATTGTCCAATGTAATTTTAATTGTCGGTGGATTGTTTTTGGAATCATCAGTCAAATCATCTGGTTCAACTTCATCCAACATTAATGGTACATCCAAACCCCACTCGTTTAATTCCTCGGGGTTCCAATCGTTTGCCAACGCATCCCAATCCCATTCACCAAATCCCACATTGTCCTTTATCAAAAATTCCCGTTCTTGTTCCTCGGTTAGGTTTTCTGCTTTGATGATGGGGATTTCTTTTAACCCAATTTCTTGAATGGCTTTCAATCTCATGTTGCCACCCAATACCATCATGTCATTGTTTACCACAATGGGCCGTATCTCCAACATTTCGGGGAAATCCTTAATTGATTGTACTAACTTCTTGAATTTGTCATCCTTCAAAATTCTGGGATTGTTTTCATTCGCATGAATGTCCGTTGTTTTTACCCATTCTATATTCATTTGTTCATTTTTATTTGGTGTGTGATAATTAAAAAATCCTTGTGTTGTTTTTGATCCCCAAATTGGATGTGGCATTTTCGGCAAAGGGCTTGTAGGTTTTCAATTTTATCGGCTTCCTTGCTTCCACCCATGCCACGGCATTCAATGTGGTGTATGTCAACGGCCTGACTTCCACAAACTTCGCACGGGATAAAATCGGATGTGTCATACCCAAAATAATTCAAATAAATTTTTGTATGTTTTTTCATTGTTGATTCCCTTTTCGTATAACCTAAACGCCACCGATTCCGATACCCCCATCCGTTCGCCAATTGCTCGGAATGTGTAATGGTAATCATCGCGTAAAATCATTACGGCGTATTGCTTTGCAGTTGTTTTACTGCGGTCAGCCATGGCCCCCATTTTGCTCGGTCTTGAAATTGTATTCTGCATTTTGTACACATATAAATTTGGTTGGGTTCAATCATTGGCCCCGTTTCGTTGATTAATTCTTTGGTTGATTCTTTATTGTTATCGCAACAATCACAAAGGTTTCTCGTAAGTTTCATAAACCTGGGTTAACTCATTTATCATGGTTTGCCATGCCTTTGGATTGCAAGTACACGGCTTGTAAATTCTTTTGGATTGGAATACCCTTGACCAAATTTCGGCAACCTTCGTGGCTTCCATTGGTGATAAGGTTTGGGAATTTACCGATTTGAAATGTGTCCACCAATCGTATTCGCCTTCGGTCATACACAATGGTTTCCGATTTGGAAATAGTTTGTTTAATTTGTGTTTACGGGCATCGCAACCGCAATCCTCGGAGTTTACCCATTTGACAATGGCTTCAATCCCCGTGGCTTTCGTTACCTTCTGAATCGTATCCCCCAACCCGATGGATGGTCGTGATTCGGTAAATTGTTTCCGTGTGTCGCTTTTCTTCTGCATATATTTTGTATTTGGTTTGTGTTCGTTGTTTGATGTGTTGTTTGGCGTTTTTGATTGAGTTAAAAACTGAATGTGTTGGAATGCCCGTGCGTTTTTCAATATCCCTCATTGAATGTCCGTACACAAAATGTAGTTCCAATAACATCTGGTCATAATCTCGCAGTTCATCAATTGCCTTTTTTACTTCACCCATCAAGTCCAAATGTGCCATTTCAGCCATTTCGGGGCTTTCTACGGGGTTAAATTGGTCTTGGTGTGGTATTGTCTTGTTTGATGCCCGTTTGATGTCCATAAACGCATTGTGTAACATCTTAAACAAATAAATGGTGTTGATGGTTCCGTTGTAATTGGTCAACCTCACAAAATTTCCCTCCGCCAATTGGATTTCCGCCAACTTCAAATACATTGATTGTACCATGTCATCCGCTTCATCGTTTGATGCACCAATGTATTTGGCAATCTTGATCCATTCAATGTGGCGTTTGGCTATGGCTTCAAGTGTTACC